CCAACACATCTCGGTTGGCTAGGAGAGAGGCGCGGTATTCGATTTCAGTTTCAATGCCCCAAGCGCAAGGGTTGTTAATTACCTCATTTAATTTGGCGACTCGCTCATCAATCCACGCCACCCTAATTGGTAGGTTTGCCTTAGTCATTTGCCACTCCTAAAATCAGCCGCGCTTGTGCTACTGATTCAGGGCAGGGATAAGACGCTCTGTATTCTGAATACTCGCAAATCTCACACAAATCACCCACATTTGTTTCAAGTCGCTTATGCCTCTCAAAGAACGCTTTGTGGGCGAGGAAAATGTTAAGGTCGGCGGTGTAAGTGATTCTTGAAGTTTCAAAACTAAGATTGGTAAGTCCAAGAGCAAATTGCATTTCATCTAACTCTTTAAGGTCTAATTTTTTAGATTTGATTCTGCTTTCAATCCGTTCCTGCGCCTCTTGGACAATCTCTAGGTCGGTCATAGCAACTCCTTCTCAATCGCTTGAATAGTTGGGCAGGGGAAGATAGACCTATGCCGAAAATTACCGCTAACAGCGATTGCGCGTTTTAATACCATTGGTACATCCTTTCGTGTCGTAGCGCGTTACACGCGCTGTTCCGCCAGTGATACTTGACATACATCAGTCCCCAGCGGATCTGTGTCTGATAATTGTAGCGATAATCGCGGCCCACTGCAAGCATTTTGCTTGCTGGTAGGGCTTGCGGTATGCCATAAGCGCCGCCCCATGGGTTGCGAGCATGTACCTTCCACCTAGACTCCATGTACCAGAGCGTGACTAGGCAGCGGTACTGGTTCAAGTCGCCACCCTGGCGCAGATACAGCACTTTAGCAAAGTGCTTAGGGCTGCTCAGATGGTCATTAACCGCCTCAGATTGGCCTGTAAGGCCTTCCGCACCTGCTAGTAGTGTAATGACAAGCAAGGCTATTAAGCCGAGTCGTAGCGGTTGAGTAATCGTGGATCTAGGTAGTCCCATAATGATGACTTAGGCCTTTCTCTTTTAGCGATCAGTGGCTTAATGATTCCCTCTTGGGAGGCACGGCGGCGTACTTCATGCTGCCAGACATTACCATTAACCGACTTATCTATACCCACGGCGTTCAAGCGTTCTAGCGGCAAAGTTCCACCCCAGATACCGTACTCGATGGTAGTTATGTCGCTCATAGCCATTTCTAGGCATGAACCGTCAGCCTTAAGTGGGCAGTCGGCACAGATCCGCATAGCCAATAACACCTTGCGCATGCCTTCGTCCTTATGTGGGGTATTGCCCTTACGTGGCGCACGAAAGTCGTACGGGTTGGGGAACCATAACTCAGGATCTGATTCACGGCATAGTGCTATGTCGTCGGGTTTAATCATAGTTTCTTAACCGCTTCTTCCTCAGTGATGTTAAAGTCCTTCATGGCTTCTTCATAGCCTATCTCATAGCCACGCCGTAAGGCTTCGGCTATGCCGTCTTTCATTACTTGAATTTCCTTATCGTTCATTATTTCACGCTCCCTAATCGCCCGTGCGGGCGTTAGTAGGAGAATAGACCGACCAGCACGGCTCTGTCAAGGGTTTTCGGCGGGCAAGCACGGAATCTCTACGCGGGCGTTGCTTAAAAAAATGAAGGGGAGCCGATCAACGGTTTAACCGTTGTCCGCTCCCCTAAATCCTTGCGCTGGCGTAATTGTCAGTTATACAGCCATCCCATCCCTTCCCCGTCGGTTAGCCTTTCAACTTCACGGCTGGCGCGGATAAATCGCGCTAGATTCTCGACTGCCTCGTCCTGTCGGTTTGGGTCGTGTACCTGCTCGTAAAATAGGCGGTGAGATAGTTCCGCTTTCGCCTTCCAATAGGCTAGGCGTCCCGCGTTACTCATAGACATCACCCGCCACGGCGGAGAAATAGCAAGGAATACACGTGTATCCCTTTAGCCAAACCATGTCCACGGTGTCAAAATCGCTTAGGCAGTCTTTACAAGTCGCCAGGGTTATCTCACTCATTGGTGCGCCTTTCTCTCATGGTTACTTAGGGTTTGGTGGGCGAACTGACTCGCCCGTACTTCAATCTCTGCCCCGCACGTAGGGCAGGTTACGGCGCGGGTCATGCTAGGACCTTGTCCCCTTCTGATAGGCGAATAAACTTCTCATAACCGACCATGTCGCCATGTTCACGGCATAACTGCGCACAATGCCACGCGCATAACTGCGCGGGCATTACTGCCCCCGATACGGCTATTCTTGCCATGTTCTCGCACTCGTCACACTTCTCCATAGTTTCAGTCCCTTCATAGTCCTGGTCTAGTTGCCAGGCTACAGCGCATAGCGTGGGGCTATGCGCCATAGTCCATTAACTAGGCGGATACAGTCTCCTCGCTCATTTCCTCGGCGAAAGTGAAAGCCTGCTCTAGCACGACGCGCCAGGTGATAGCCATAGCGCTGTATAGATAGAGACTTTCCCATGCTGTAAGGCTAGATGGGTAATTCTCCCCCATCATGTCGGATACATCTTGCGTAATATCATCGCTTGCCCATAGGTCTAGGTCGTGAACCTGGTCATGGATAGCCTTGTAATAAATACAAGATGAGTCTGCATACTCTCCCGCATAATCGCCTAGGTCATCTAGTTCGTATTTTTCAAATGGGGTTAGGTAACCTTTAATGCTTTCTACTGCGTCCATAACCTCTTTCACCCATTTCGGTCCGCTTGCGACGTCTGGCAACGATGGCCAGATGTCCCCGAAGTTCTCGCGTGAGTATTCCCCGCCATTATAGATACGGTCTAGGGCTTGCGTTAACTGTTCGGCTGTAACTGTCATTTTTTTAGTCCTTTCTAGTAAGTAGCCCTAGTGGCTACTAGCGCCCCCGCTAGGTCGTGAACCGTGCGCCGACTTAATCGGTACGGGAGCTGTACTGCTTACTTGTAAGGGTTAAATCCTAGCGTATAGCCGTGACCATTCCACCATAACCCGCACGATACCAGAAGAATTAGGCTAGCGATAGAGAGCCAGAATACGACACGCACGACGGCGCGTACGCGGTAATAACGGCGCGAGCGGTTCATTATGCGCTCACCTTCTCCTGGTCATGTCCTAGCGCGTGCCAGGTGCTTACGTGGACATAGACGCCAAATCGCTCTAGTTCGCGTATCATGCGCTTAAGCGTATTAGGCGTGAGCATGGAATCAATCCAGATTCTTCCCTGTGTGTCAATCATGACGTAACGCTGTCTAGATTGCTTAGCCATTGATAACACCGCCCCACATCTCGGTCAATTCCTTAGCAGTAGGCATTACGAAATTAAGCGCGTGACAATCCTCACATAAGCCTTTAGGGAATACGGCGAGAGGATGGATTGCTGTCTTACACTTAGCGCACTCTACGCCATCATAAATACGCGAAGAACGACTATGGAGAGTCACACATCTTTCGCATACCGCTAGAGATACTTGCTCTCCGTTATCGTATTGAAAGAGGCGCGAGGCAACTTTTTTATGTATTCCGCATAGTTCACACATTTTTAGTCCCTTCTTTAGGTGAGTAAGTCACTCACTAACCGAAGTATAAGCCTGTCAAAATCTTAGTGTCAACCCCAAAATCGGCTAGTAATCACATCGTTATAATCTTGTTATAATCGAACATCTGTTCGGTTAGCCTATGGCTAGATAGTTTCACTTTCAACTATCGCTCTGCCCCTATGGCTAAGTAGTTGAACCTTTAACTATCGTGTGCCGTTGCTTGCGACGTCGCCTGCCTAGCCCCTGCCCTAACACTTAACCGATTAGTTAAGTATCGCTATGCACTGTCGCCCGCCCCACACCCCTCAACATCTTTACACTGTTCAGATTGACATGATAACGATTCGAACAGGCGTTCGAACGGCTCGCCTTCGCCCCAGTTCCGAGCGGTTACGCGGGCGTTATAGCCCTATCGAACATCTGTTCGATACCGAAACTGTCACGCTCAACAGGGGGTATTTTAACTATGGGTGTGTATTACTATTACTATCAACCCAATAATTTTTTATAAATATAGTCTCAAAACAGCGTTAAATTGTCTCAAATAATGAGACGGCGTAAACTATTTTAGCCCCAAACTAGGCTCTGACCTGCGGTTATACCTAATGTGACGAACATCACACACCCCTACTAGGGATAAACCCGTTTTATCCCGCCTTAGTATATATAAGGGGTTAAAAAAAACCGCACTCCGTAGTTCGGCTCTAGACAGCCGAGCCTCACAGCGAGGATGTCGCAAGAGCCGAACTGTTCGCTACGAAGGCTCAAGGCCTTCTTCGCTCCCATAGGGTGACGGCAGGTTGCGCCTGACGGCGCCCCCTAACTTAACCACAGCATTCCCCACAGGGGGATGCTTCGCAGTGGGATAGTTCTAATCTCACAACCCATAGGCACAAATCTGCGATTTGTTGCCGTCAGCGCATTTCCGCGCTACGCGGGAAATCGCGCTCATAGGAGATTAGCCACATGGCAACAAAGGATCCAACGAAGTACCGCCTGGTGGAAGGCGCTAGCCTTCCGTCGAACGAGGCGAAGAAACGTCTTATCGCGCTGATTGAAGATGGCGTTACGGTAGAAGATGCTTGCCGCGCCGTTGGTAAATCCGTCAAGTCTTATGAGTATTACCGCTCATCCGACCCTCAGTTTAAAGAGGCGATTGATCTGGCGCGTGTTATCAAGCGCCGAAAAGGGACTGTCGCCGATGAAGACCGTGATATATCCTTTGAAGACTTTAGGCTCAAGTATCTAAACTCACGGACGTTCGACCACCAGCGGAACATCACAAGCCTGCTGGAAGAAGGTGAACCTGCCTGGCTCCACGGGTCAATGACGTACGAGCCAAACTTTAAGAATTATGTGCTAGTCAACATGCCACCAGAGCATGCCAAGTCCATGACCGTGAGTATTGACTATGTGACATATCGGATTGTAACCAATCCTAATGTCCGTATCAAGATCGTCTCTAAGACTCAAGGTATGGCAAAGGAATTTCTATATGCCATCAAGCAAAGACTTACCGCCCCAGCCTACGCCGAACTTCAACGGCGATATGCCCCAGTGGAAGGCTTTAAGGCTACCGCTGATAAGTGGACGGCTGACTCAATATATCTTGAACGCGAGTCGGGAGAAAAAGACCCTACGGTTCAGGCTCTCGGTATTGGTGGGCAGATTTACGGTGCGCGTGCAGACCTTATCATTCTGGATGACGCTGTCACTCTCGCAAACGCTGGAGAGTATGAGAAGCAACTTCGCTGGATTCAGCAAGAAGTTTTAACACGTGTTGGCCCAACGGGAAAGATTCTAGTTGTAGGCACCCGCGTAGATCCTTTGGATCTGTACCGCGAGATGCGTAACCCTGAGCGTTATCCAGATAACCAGTCTCCTTGGACTTATTTAGCCATGCCAGCGGTTCTTGAATTTGCCGATGACCCAGAAGATTGGAAGACACTCTGGCCTAAGTCAGATAGACCTTGGGATGCAGATAGCACAGAGCCAGATGCTGAAGGTCTATACCCTCGCTGGTCTGGTCCACACCTTCGCCGTCGCAGAGGCTTGATTGACCCTAAGACCTGGGCTATGGTCTACCAGCAGCAAGATGTTGAATCTACTGCAATCTTTTCTCCTGAGTGTGTACGCGGCGCTGTTAGCGGTATGCGAGCACCAGGTCCTTTAATCCCTGGCGCTCCTGGCCATCCAGCCAGTATGCAAAGCCAGTATGTCATCTGTTCTATGGATCCAGCCATGTCGGGAGATACCTTCTCGGTTGCCTATGCTGGTGACAGAACCAATGGTAAGCGCTACCTACTTGAAGCCAACCGTATGCCCGCTCCTACACCGCAGGCCATCCGCGAGATTATCTTTAGTTGGACTGAGAAGTACAAGCCTAAAGTTTGGGTGATTGAGAAGAACGCCTTTCAGTTGTTCTTAACCCAAGACGAACAGATTAACCAGTTCCTCGCTACCAGAGGTATCCGCTTGGTTCAGCACTACACGGGTAACAATAAGATGGATTTAGAATTTGGTGTCGCCTCAATGGCGCCACTATTCGGCTCGGTTGATAATCAGGGCAAGTATATGAAGAATAACTTGCTAGAACTTCCACGGGCTAGCGATGAACATACCAAGGCACTAATCGAACAACTGATTACTTGGTCGCCAGGAACAAAGAATAAACAGGATGGTCCAATGGCCCTCTGGTTCGCTGAGACGCAGATGAGAGATTTTATCAATCAATCTGGTGTTTACGGCGGAACCTTCGTCAAGAATCCGTTTGCTACGCCAATGGATTTAGCCAGACGCAAGGTAGTTAACTTAGAAGAATACGCCGCTCTTCAACAGAAGATGGCCGCTAACGGGGGATACTTATGAGTCTAGATATTGACGAGTTAAGTGTAAAGATCCGCAAACTGCGCGATCATTACCACACTCGCGATGCTCGCTGGACTGATTTACAGTCTATCCGCCAAGGTGATATTCAACAGGTCTACCCTGGAATGTTCCCAGATGAATTTCCAAAGCCAATGGTTGCTAACTTCATTGACATCGCAGCACGCGATGTAGCCGAAGTTATCGCCCCGCTTCCCGCCTTTAATTGCGACTCAACGGATTCTGTATCAGACCGCGCACGTAAGAAGGCCGACAAGCGCACTATGATTGCCGCTGGTTATCGTGACACATGCCGTCTCCAAACCTTAATGTATACAGGCGCAGATCGTTATGTAACCTTCGGCATGCTCCCCTTCATTATCGAGCCAGATTGGGAAAACAAGCGGCCAATGATCCGCATTGATAACCCAATCGCGGCTTACCCAGAGTATGACCGTTTTGGCAAGTTGCTCTCCTACTCAAAGCGCTACAACAAGACAGTGCGCGAATTGTGTAATGAATTTCCAGAGCATGAGACTGTTATCCGCGGACCTTATGAGAATCGCAACTCAGAGCGTATGCTTGAGATATTTCGCTATCAAGATAAGAACGAAGTAATCCTATTCGTTCCAGAGCGCAATAACCTTATCCTAGACCGCGCAGCAAACCTCATCGGTGAACTGCCAGTGGTTATCGCTATCCGCCCAGGCATTGACTCAGATGAGAACCAACGTGGACAATTTGATGACATCATGTGGGTGCAGGTAGCCAAGGCTCGCTTCGCCACCTTGCAACTTGAAGCAGCGCAGAAGAGTGTACAGGCTCCATTCGCTTTGCCATCTGATGTGAACGTACTTGAGATTGGCCCAGACGCCACGATTCGCTCTGCTAACCCAGAGAAGATTCGCCGTGTTGGGCTTGATATTCCTAATGGAATCTTCCAAGAGGCTGCCACGCTTGATGAAGAACTACGTGTAGGCTCACGCTACCCACAAGGTCGCCTCGGCCAACAGTCTGGCTCTATCGTCACAGGCCGTGGTGTAGAAGCCCTTATGGGTGGATTTGATACACAAGTTAAGACAGCACAGGCTGTCTTCTCAGAAGTATTCCGTCAGGTAATGCGTCTGTGCTTTATGATGGACGAAAAGTTATTTGGCAATGTTGAGAAGGAAGTGCGCGGAGTTGTCTCTGGCGCACCTTATGAAATTAACTACACCCCATCACGCGACATCGCTGGTGATTACTGGGTAGATGTATCTTACGGCATGATGGCTGGACTAGATCCAAACCGTGCTTTGGTATTCGGATTGCAAGCACGCGGAGATAAGTTAATCTCCCGTGACTTCCTGCGTCGTCAAATGCCTTGGGATATGAACGTAACCTCAGAGGAACAAAAGGTTGAGGTTGAGGAACTACGCGATTCACTTATGAGCGCGATGGCTTCCTACTCACAGGCACTGCCAGCAATGGCAGCACAAGGGCAAGACCCATCAAAGATTCTTACGGCTATGGCTCAGGTCATCAAGGGTCGTCAAGCAGGCGATAATATCGAGGACCTTGTAGTTGCTGCATTCGCGCAGCCCGCAGCATCCCCAGAAGAAGCAGCCGCTGGCGAGCCTCAAGGCCCAGGACAGGCTCCTTCTGGGGCGCTTCCTAGCCAACCACAGCAACAAGCACCATCTGCGCTACAGCAGTTAGCCGCAGGACTTTCATCTTCTGGTCAGCCGAATCTCTCGGCCAACGTAACCAGAAGGCAACCAGCGTAATTATCTGGTTGACAAAACCTATAGGAGAATAACAATGGCAAAGCCACTCAAAGCATCACTTACCACAAGTGTACCAAAGCCTAAAGCACAAGGTGGACATAGTTCATCTGCTGCGGTAACACAAAAGACAAAGATTCAACCAAAGTCAGGACCAGCAGGTACTGGAACATCAAACATTAAGTACAGCGGACAACCTTCTGGCACCAAGGGTAGCGGAACAACCGCGGGTACACCACGAAAGACTAAGTAGTTCATGTCAGACGAGCAGGGCAGAGCGCCAACTCAGTTTACAAAATGGGATGTCTTTGCCCTGCTCTCACATGTCGCAGCAGAGTTTTTTGAAATACTCAGTGCGATGTTAGAAACACAAGCAGAGTTTGTGGAAGACCAAAAATCATTCCACGAATATGCAGCCCGCACCATCGAAACACTTAACGAAGGAGAATAGGTATGCCACAGGCCGCGAAGCCTTCGACTACACCATCCCTTCCTGGCGCCATGTCGCGCAGAACTGATGGCGGTGTCGCATCTAAGCAAGCACAACGGTATATCTCTGGTATGCCTAATTACGGCGATGGGCAAGATTTAGCAAACTTACAGGCGCAAGCGCCTATGTCTGCTAGTGGCGTACAAGGCCAGAAGATGACTCCATCTCAAATTGCACAAGCGGCATCGAATGGACAATCACAAGCACAACAGGCACAGATGAATGTCACACCATTATCTGCACCTACGCAACGTCCTAACGAACCAGTTACTGCTGGCTCCCCATTGGGAGCAGGGCCAGGGCCAGAAGCCCTTGGCATCCATCCAGCGCAAACAATGCAAACTGGA